TTCAAGTCCTGGTTCCCGTGCCAGAGATGTGAGTGTAGCTCAGTTGGTAGAGCAGCGGACTTTTAATCCGCTGGTCGTGGGTTCGACCCCCGCCGCTCACACCAGCCACTATAGCTCAGTTGGTAGAGCACCGCCTTGATAAGGCGTAGGTCCCTGGTTCGAGTCCAGGTGGAGGCACCAAATTTATTCTCCTATAGCTCAGTTGGTAGAGCGTTTGACTGTTAATCAAAATGTCCGTGGTTCGAACCCACGTAGGGGAGCCAAATGCAGAAGTTAGTTTAGTGGTAAAACCTCGGGTTGTGATTCCGATATCAAGGGTTCAATCCCCTTACTTCTGCCCACAGTTAACATTTCATCTATTACAAAAGGTTTTTCTATTTCTATAAAAGACGGAGTAAATTTTCTATTTGTAGTGCAAAATGTATATTCAATATATGGAAGTTGTTGTGCAATTACCAATAAATTGGTTACGCCTGTTTTGTTAATTGATGACATATAAATATTTAGATAATTGAGAGTTTAATATGCCAGCAATATTTTTAGTTAGTGATACACATTTCGGTCATACCGGTGTTTGCAAATTCACAAGAAATGATGGAGTGACAAAGTTACGTCCATGGGATAATGCTGACGAAATGGATGAAGAAATGATTAAGCGTTGGAACGAAACAGTTCGGCCTAACGATAAAGTATATCATCTTGGTGATGTGGTGATTAACCGCAAAGCATTGAAGACCTTGTATCGTTTAAATGGTGATAAAGTATTGATTCGTGGTAATCACGATATCTTCCGTGATGATGAATATAGACAATACTTCCGTGAGCTTCGTGCTTATCATGTAATGAACGGAATGATTCTATCACATATACCAATTCATCCAGAAAGTCTTGGTCGTTTTGGTACAAACATCCACGGCCATCTCCATGCTAATCGTGTGATGGCTGAAATATGGGGTAAATGGGAAATTGATCCAAGATATCATTGTGTTTGTGTTGAACAAACAGATTATACACCAATTCTATTTGAAGATGTTATCAAACGAATCAAAGAAGAAGGTGGTGAGGTTGGTTTTCAAAATGGAAACGGCCCCACTATGTAAATGGTACACTTGAAAAATATGTGTTGACAAGTTACAAAGAATCATATATAATACACACATGCGGGATTAGTTTAATGGTAAAACTAGAGTTTTCCAAACTCCAGTCATTGGTTCGATTCCAATATCCCGCTCCAGTTAATGCGGCCGGTTTTAGAACAGTCTGGGTCCCAACTTAGACGGTATGTGCGATTCATACAGGCCGCTCCAATCCACTCCGCTTTGTTAGCGGATACTGTGACCCGCAGGATAGAAGTGAGGTGACTCTCAAGGGTGGTAGTCTTTTTACCGAAAGGCCGCTGGCAATGCGTTAACGATCCTGGTCGGGAAGCGGGTGGAGGTTATAGGTGTATTCCCCTTGAAAGAGGACATGTTTACAACTATGATATAATTACCGCCGCAGGATGCAGAGCATTTTATTTTTTTAAGGATGATTATGAATTATACGCCGTTGTCGGATAAAGTTATTATTGAACGTATTGAGAGTGAAAAGGCAACCTCTACAGGAATCATTCTTAAGCGAGCAGATGAAGTTGACCGTGCAAAGATTCTTGCAATTGGTCCTGATGTTGATGAAGTTCAAGTTGGTGATGTTGTTCTATTAAATTGGAACGCAGCCATCAAAGTTGAAGGTGAATTGTATTCCACTAGAGTAGAAAATATCGTATTCATTTACGGAGAGTAATATGTCCGATGGTGGTAAAGGTTCTAGTCCAAGACCATATAGTGTTTCACAAGAAACATATGGTAACAATTTTGATGCAATCTTTCGTAAGAAAACACCAAAAGAAATAGATGATGCTAAGGCTGAAGATGATGCTTTTCAATATATAAAAACCTTGGCAGATTTAGATAATAAACAAAAGTAGCGGGTTGGTAAAACGGTATTACAGTAGCCTCATAAGCTTCAGTTGGTGGTTCGACTCCATCACCCGCAACCATTATTTCTTATAACGATATTCAACACAAATTAATGTTCTACTGTTGATATCTCCAATCCAAGCAGTTCTAACACATTCGACAGTTCCGTGATTTAGTTTAACTTCTCTTTCTTTGGCTGGCAATTCTCTCGCCACAGCTGATTTATCATAGTGATGTTTTTCTCCTCCGTGTGGAGGTAAAGATAAAGCAAAAGAAGTGAAACATAATAAAAATAGTACACAAACATTTTTCATGTGTTAATGGTGTTTGTGCCACAAATGAACAAGGTACATTGCAATACCCATTATAATCATATATATGCCGTTGACTATTATTAAAGCAGTTATTATTCCTTTGCTTAACAACCAATCAAAAGCATCTTTGAATAGTTCTATCATTTATCTTCCTGTATATCGTTTTGGTAATGCATCTAGTCTACGCTCTTTTGGTGTCGTTGGAATCCATCCATCACCATACTGAGGATATTTTTGAATCCTATCTTCTACAACATAAGCAATCATTAATCCAAAAGTTGACGCTAACATTAGAGCTATAATTCCTAGAGCAATTTCCATTTGTAATTTTTTTAATCTTTTCTTTTTTCTTATCTTATCTGTATATTCTCTTTGCATTGATTTGGCAATCAACACCTTTTGTTGTTTACCCATTTTCTCCATCATTTCTTCAACTTCAGAATGAAGAGCACCTAATTCAATAGGACTTTCATATACCATAAGTTGACGAAGTTCTGTTCCCATTTGTTCTAATTGTTTTTTCATTAGAACTCTTTGTAATGCTCTTTTACCTAAACTAGCATCACCAGTGTAAACTTCTGTATTTGACCTGCGTTCTTCTTCTTCAAAGATAGCCAAACACTTATAATAATTGTCGTAATATTGACCTAGATAATCACCAATTTCCTGATAGACGCCAGTATGTTGACCAGATTCTGCTTTTTTGTTTAACTCAATTACTTCATTCTTTTGCTTAATGTATTGATTGCGTTGCTCGGTTGTTGCTGGTTTTTCAGGTGGATGTAATTTCGAAAACTGGTCGTCAAGGTCTTTGAGAACTTCTTTTACTTCTCCTGCGGCACCTTTGATATCTTTGTATAATTTACAACCAGCCTTTACCGCAGACACAGCGGCGTTGGCCATCGCAAAGAGGGTTATTGGATCCATTTAATTTAATCGTGGGGTACATGAAAACGTTGACAGACAAAACCAACACGGATACATTGCGTATCCAAACGAAGTCATATATAATATACTATTATTTATAAACTCTTGATAAGGATCAAAATGGCAAACCTACTCGTAATAAAACTGACAAATAATGAAGAAATCCTTGGTGAGGTGTCAGAAACCGGTACAGGTTACCACATTCTCAATCCTATTGGTATTGCAGTAATGCGTGGCCAAGATGGTAAACCTAATATTGGATTTGCACCTTGGCCAGTATATGCCGATACGGAAAAGAAAGACAGGATGGTTGACATAGACCGTGATTCTGTGTTATACTCCTATGAACCAGCAAAAGACTTTGCAGATAACTACAATCAAATCTTTGGTGCTGGAATTATTCTACCTCCAACAAAACAACTAATAACAGGCTAAATTGACAGACTTCTATACAAATGTACAATCTCTTGGTGGCAAGATTCTTTATCGTGGTATCATGGGTGGTAAACGTGTGCGTCAACGGGTTGACTATGAACCATCACTTTATATACCATCTAAGAAAGTAACTCAATATACCACTTTAGATGGTAATTATCTTGACAAGAAAAGGTTTGATGGCATTTATGAAGCTAGAGAATATGTAAAACAATTTGATGGTGTTTCTGGTGGTACCAAAATCTATGGTAATACCAGATATGAATATGCCTTTATTGCCGACCAACATGAAGAAATGGTTGATTGGGACATGGATAAAATCCTTGTCGGTATTGTCGATATTGAGGTCGGTTCGGAAAATGGTTTTCCTGACCCCTATCAGGCGAATGAACCTATTACTGCTATTGCTATCACCTATCTAAACGGTGTCACCTATGTCTTTGGATGTGGCGACTATGAGGTACAAGGTGATGAACACTATGTCGAGTGTAAAGATGAATGGACTCTCTGTAAGAAGTTTCTACAACATTGGTCTAATAACTGTCCTGATGTAATTACTGGCTGGAACACTAAGTTCTTTGATATACCATATCTCGTAAATCGTTTTCGTAAAATTCTTGGTGAAGATGAAACCAAGAAGTTGTCTCCATGGAATCATATCTCAGAACGAAAGACAATCATAAATGGCAGACAAATGATTGCCTATGGTTTTACTGGTGTTGAATCACTTGATTATATTGAACTTTACAAATGGTATGCTCCTGGTGGAAAGTCACAAGAATCATATCGTCTGGATAACATCGCTCAAGTTGAACTTGGTGAAGGCAAAATCTCCTATGATGAATATGAGAATCTACACCAACTCTACAAACTAAACTATCAAAAGTTTATTGAGTATAACATCAAAGACGTTAAGTTGATTTTGAAGTTAGAAGATAAACTAAAGTTGATTGAATTGGCTCTTACTTTGGCTTATGATACAAAGTGTAATTACGAAGATGTATTTGCACAAACTCGTATGTGGGATTCAATGACATATTCCTATTTGTTGAATAAAGGCATCATTGTACCACCACGGGAAGTGCAAGATAAAGATGCAGCTTTCGAAGGTGCCTATGTCAAAGATGTTCAAGTTGGTAAACACGATTGGGTTGCTTCTTTTGACTTGAACAGTTTGTATCCACATTTGATGATGCAATACAATATTAGTCCAGAGACTCTAATTGATCCTACAGATTACACACCTGAAATGCGTGAGGTACTTTCGTCTGGTGTTTCGGTTGACAAGATGTTAATGAAACAGGTAGACACTTCCAGGCTGGTTAATGTTACAATTACACCAAACGGACAATTCTTCCGTACCGACATTCAAGGTTTCTTACCTAAGATGATGGAAGAGATGTATGAAGACCGCAAGAAGTTTAAGAAAATGATGTTGAAGGCATCACAGGAGTATGAGAATGAAAAAGATGAACGAAAACGATATGAAATTGACAAGCGAGTTGCGAGATTTAACAACCTACAACTTGCAAAGAAAGTTTCTCTTAACTCTGCTTATGGTGCTCTTGGTAGCCAGTATTTCCGTTTTTATGATTTACGAATGGCTCTTGGGGTCACTACTGCTGGTCAGTTGTCTATTCGGTGGATTGAAGCTAAGATAAATGCCTACATGAACAAACTACTCGGTACAGAAAAAGATTATGTAATTGCATCTGACACCGATTCAATCTATCTCCGTATGGGTGAGTTGGTTGACAAGTTCATCAAAGATAAGTCCGACAAACAGAAAGTAATTGCTCTCATGGATAAAATCTGTGAAGAAAAACTACAACCTTATATTGACAAATCATATGAAGAGCTGGCTGTTTATGTTCACGCCTATGACCAGAAGATGCAGATGAAACGGGAAGGTTTATCCGACAAAGGTGTATGGACTGCCAAGAAACGATATATTCTAAATGTATACAATAACGAAGGTGTTCAGTATGCCGAACCTCACATGAAAGTGATGGGTCTTGAGATGGTTAAATCATCCACACCATCAGCCATTCGTGAGAAGATGAAAGAAGCAATTAAGTTAATGATGACTGGTACAGAAGATGATGTACAAAACTTTATTGCCAAATTCAAAGAAGAATTCAAAAAGTTACCACCAGAAGAAATATCTTTCCCACGTGGTATGAATGGTTTGGCAACTTATTCCGATTCGGTAACTTTGTTCAAAAAAGGCACACCAATTCATGTTCGTGGTGCTATCATTTATAACCACAATCTAAAACTACTTGACTTAGAAAAGAAGTATCCTCGTATACAAGAAGGTGAAAAGATTAAGTTTACCTATCTGAAGATGCCGAATCATTTTAAATCAGATGTTGTTTCCTATCCATCCAGATTACCGAAAGAATTCGGGCTTGACAACTATATCGATTATGATGTACAATTCGACAAAGCATTTCTGGATCCAATCCGTGTAATTTTGGATTGTATGCAATGGCAACCAGAGAAAACTAACTCACTTATGGACTTTTTCGGATGATTTTTATAACATTTCTGACAGCAATGGCCTTATCAGGTGTTGCTGCTTATTACTCTGTCATAGGTCTGGCAGCAATATTTCCTGGTTCCTTTTGGCCAATTATCATTATGGGTACGGTACTCGAAGTAGCCAAGCTCGTAACTGTTTCCTGGTTATATCAAAACTGGAAAGTTGTACATATTGGTATGAAATCATACCTAACGGTCGCATGTATTATTTTGATGTTGATTACTAGTATGGGTATCTTTGGTTATTTGTCAAAGGCACACTTAGAACATTCATCTGATACTGCACCAATGGCAAGCAAAGTGCAAATGTTGGATGAAAAAATTAAAGTCATTAAAGAAAATATAGATGCTAACCGCAAACAACTTAAACAGATGGATGAAGCTGTCGACCAAATCATGGGTAGAAGTACAGATGAAAAAGGTGCTGATAAGGCAAACGCTGTACGTAGATCACAATTACGTGACCGTGCAACCCTTGCCAAAGAAATCGAAGCCAACCAGAAAACAATTAGTCAACTTAATGAAGAAAGGTTTCCTATTCAAATTGAGTTACAGAAAGCGGAGTCAGATTTTGGACCAATTAAGTATGTGGCCGAATTAATCTATGGTTCTGGTGATAAAGATATTATTGATAAAGCAGTACGCCTTGTCATTATGTTGATTATGGTTGTGTTTGATCCATTGGCTATATTGTTATTGATTGCTGCCAATATGTCAATGCAACCACAACCAAGGCAACAACCAGATTTAATTTTAGATGAACCTTTACCAGAAGAATTTACTGTACAAAAGGTTGCTGATGTAATACCTGAATCAGTTAAAGAACCTGAATTGGAAATACCTGTATTTGTTCCTAAACAACAAACAGTAAACGTGGAAAAAGATAATCTAATTGTTATAGATGGAATGTCTGGTGAAACAATACCAGCCATAACAGAACCAACACATGAAATGATAGAAGTACATCATGCTCCAGGTGTTTATGAAGAACATCATGTACCTATTAAAACACTTGAACCTAAGTATGATTATAATGAACCATTTGCATTTAAAGAGAAGGATAATAAATGAGTATACTTGACAAAATTAAAAAGAACAGTTCGATTAAAGATTCGGCTATTCTAGCGAAATCTAAATTCTTTAACAACAAAGATATGATTCAAACCGCTGTGCCTATTATTAATGTGGCACTTTCTGGTAAGTTGGATGGTGGTTTAACTCCAGGTCTTACAATGTGGGCTGGTCCATCCAAACATTTTAAGACAGCATTTTCGTTATTGATGGCTAAATCTTATATGGACAAATATCCAGATGCTGCTTTACTTTTTTATGATTCTGAATTTGGTACACCACAATCTTACTTTGATAGTTTCGGTATTGATACTAACCGTGTTTTGCATACTCCCCTTACTGATATTGAGCAGCTGAAGTTCGACATAATGTCACAGTTGACACAATTGGAACGTGGTGATAAATTGATTATCGTTATTGATTCAATTGGAAACTTGGCATCCAAGAAAGAAGTTGATGATGCACTTGATGGCAAATCAGTTGCTGACATGTCCAGAGCTAAACAAGTTAAGAGTTTGTTCCGTATGGTAACTCCACACTTGAACTTAAAGGATATTCCAATGATTGTCGTTAATCATACATACATGGAAATTGGAATGTTCCCCAAAGCAATTGTTGGTGGTGGTACAGGTTCTTATTACTCTGCTGATAATATCTTTATTATTGGCCGTCAGCAAGAAAAAGAAGGTACCGATGTTATCGGTTATAACTTCATTATTAATGTGGAGAAATCTAGATATGTTAAAGAAAAATCGAAAATCCCTGTTACTGTATCTTTTGATGGTGGTATTTCTAAGTGGTCTGGTCTACTTGACCTTGCACTTGAGTCCAAGCACGTGGTCAAGCCAACGAATGGCTGGTACAGCAAAGTTGATACCGAAACAGGGGTTATAGAAGAAAAGAAATATCGTATTAAAGATACAGATACAAAAGAATTCTGGATGCCTATTATCAAAGACAAATCATTCCAGGATTTCGTTGAGAACAAATACCGTGTTGCTTCAGGTAACATTATGTCGAGTGATATACATGAAACATTTGAGGTAGAAACATCCAATGGAGTTGAATGATGAGTGATGAAGAAAGTAGAATCAAACATTCGAAACGAATTCTGAAAACAGAAAACACAATTAAGAAACAAACTAAGATTGCCAAGACACATGGTATGGAAATTAAAGAGCCACACAAGTTAGCCAAACATCATGCACTAGATTGTGGTGTACCTAATTGTCCTATGTGTTCTTCACCACGAAAAGTAACTGGTGAAAAAACAATACAGGAACAATCATTTGAACAAACGGAGAAATGGAATGATTGAAGGCATAGATTATTGTTTCATCTATCCAAAAGAAGATGGTACAGCGGTACATATTAAATTTTTGGAAGGACCTTATACAGGTACCATTTTCAAATATGGCAAAGTAAAATTTAAAGAAGAAAATGACCAGGTCTATTTACTTTTTGCTTATGATGTGTTAGAATCACCAGTTAAGAAGCCAGCTAAACTGGAAAAAGATGATGACTTTAAAAACTACATTGGTGACTTGTTAGTGGAATTAATGTCATCCAATATTGAACAGGAAATTATTGATGAAACTGGAACAGACGATATTAAAGAATCTAATTTACAATGAAGATTACCTCAGAAAAGTATTACCATTTTTAAAAGAAGATTATTTTACTGATAGAACTGATAGGACAATCTTTAATGAAATTACATCATTCACGGAATCTTATAATTCTCCACCGTCTATTGAAGCGGTTATATTGGCCGTCAAAGAAAGGCGCAATCTTACAGCTGACGAAGTTGAGAGATGTGAGACTACTCTCAAAGAGATTGAACAAACTAAAGGTGAAGAATCCAAGGTTCAATGGCTTGTTGACAAAACCGAACAATT